TGAGCTCAATGTTTTGAATGAGTTGGTGAGTCCTGGCGAAGATAGTACTATTTCAGTTAATGTGTTTGTGTCTATGTGTGAAGATGCGAAATTTGCAGCCCCTAATAATTCAAAGCTCAATAATCTTCACCTTTTTGCACCTCCTCCCGTAGCGGCACAGGCTTTGTCAGCCGAAGAAGAGAAGCCTGTTGGGCCTGAATCTGAAACGGTTGAAGTGTTGGAATCGCAAAGTGGTATGTTGGATGGTACTGAAAATCCAACTAATCCGATGAGTGATAGGCCCACTGGAACATCATCCGTTCAACCAATTGGCTCTGAAGGTGAGCAGGCGGATCAGACATATACCGTTTGGTACGGTGATCCTCCTACTTCTATTAGAGAATTGTGTAAGCGGTATGTTATGACTAGGTATTGGGTTACGCCTTTGCCTGGTGGTGGAAGACAAAGTGTTAATGTTCTGACTAATAAAGATGCTCCTTATCAGACTGGTTATGATCCTGAGGGGATAGATTTGAGTCAAGTTGATGGTACTACTCCATTGTCTGTTGTTAATAAAGATTTTGCATCTTGGTGGTCTCCGTGTTATGCGGGAGTGCGAGGAGCGCGGCGCAAGAAATATTTGTTTGCAAACGTATCTGATACCACTGCTAGTGTTGTTCGCGGAAATTTTGTGGGTGCCAATAATGGTAAGATGCAAACATCTGTTGTTACATATAGTCTTCCTAGCGAATTTTTATCTAAGTTTGGTACAAAGAAGTATAATACATCTTCTGGTGCTGGAGCATCTACCACTAATTGTTCCATTAACAACACAATTGAGGTCGAATTGCCATTTTATGCTACAGATCGTTTTAGAAGTGCGCGCAATGTGCGAGCGCAGTCTTTGCCTTCTAATAGTCATACCGTTACCACACAGAGTACGCGTTTGGATTCATCTTATGCCACTATTTCTTCTAACCGCGCAGAATTTCAGCAGTGGGACGCTGTAGGCGAAGATTTTACACTTATGTTCTTTACGGGAGCTCCAATTTTGTATAATTACGAAATTACGGAGAATTCGTAGGATTTGAGTATAGGTTTTTATAGTTTTACCCTTAAATTAAAATTATACGGTTTTTTAATGATTTTACCGATTAATAAAAATTATTTTGATACTTTGTATGTGCACCATGGCAATACAAAGGAATCTATCCGGTGGCCGGATAGTGCGTGTGTAGCAACACGTGAGACGAATTGACACAATTGTGTTGGTCTGGGTTTTTCCTGGAGGCGTTCGTCTCTAGGTTTACCAGGCCACACATTTAAGAGTCAGATGGTCTCGAAGTACTTAGC